AATGCCTCCCAGTGACTTGCGAGGTAAAATTGTCGAGCTGGACAAACTGGCGGCGCAGGCCATTGCAATACTTTCCGATCAGGTTGCGGCTGGCGCAACTGCAACGGCAGACTTGGTCAGGCGGTTTGATGGGCTGAGGGATGAGATCCACGCGCTGGCCATCAAAGTGTCAGATTTGGGAAACGCCGAGTTGAAAGATGACGTGAAGGATCACGAGAAGCGATTGCGCATCGTTGAGGAATATAAGGCGCGATTGATGGGAATGGCGGCAAGCGTAGCGTTCGTGGTATCTGGTGCGACGTGGCTGCTGTCGAAGCTGATTCATTGAGCCCGGAGAATGTTCATGTCACTCGGAACAATACTCGTCGTCATCTTGATCCTTCTGCTGATCGGCGCACTGCCACCGCTTGGCCTACATCAGTTGGGTTGGCAGCCTGCGAGCGGGTTGGGGTTGCTGCTGCTGATTGTGCTTATCCTTTTGCTCCTGGGTAGGATATGAGCGCAGCGCCAAGCCAGACACTCAACCGCGTCGGCAGCAGTGTCGCGATCATCATGTCGCTGATGCTCGGCGCTGCGATTGGCATGCTGTCGCGACTCGACATTCCACAGGCCAATCATGACATCCTACTGGTGCTTGTGACGGCCCTGGCAACGAACGTGACGCAGATAGTCTCGTACTTTTTCGGCTCGTCGTCGTCAAACAAGGCGAAGGACGAAACGATCAGCGCGCAGGCAGCGACGATTGCTACAACGGTGCCGGCATCGTCTTCCGTGCCGCTGCATACAGGCGAGACAGCGCAGGCGGTTGGGCCATGAGGTTCATTCTTGCCTGCCTTCTACTCACCGCCTGCGGCTGCACCTCGCAACCGATCGCACCCGACGCACAGGCGCAAATTTCCACATTGCAGCATCGCTACGCGGCGAAGTTGGCCAAGGCGCACGGCGTCTGTACGCCGCTGTGCTACGTCGTAGCCAAGGACATCGTCATGGCGGACAGCGAGCGCACTGCATCGGCAATCGCCGTGGCCAACGAGATGATGGCGGCTTGGGAGACGGAGAAGTGAGCGGCTTTCTCACGGCTACTGGATATACCCCGCTAGCCGATGGCGCAAATCACCGCGTTGATAAGCCGTATAACTACGCCTCGGATTTTCTCAGGGCTATTGTTCGCGTTCCTCCTGGCTTCATAACCGACTTCGCCAGCGTTCCGAAGCTGCTGCGCTCTGCTCTGCCAGTCTGGAACGTCTACGGCCCCGCTGCGGTGATCCACGACTTCCTCTACTGGTCGCAGACCACAACGCGCGAAGAGGCAGACGCCGTTCTGCTAGAAGCGATGCGCGTGCTCGGCGTGCCAGAGGCGACGGCGCAGTTGATCTATGACGGCGTTCGTCTCGGCGGCCAGATCGCATGGGACAACAACGCCGAACTCAAGGCCAGCGGCTACACGCGCATGGCGTCGCTGCAAGACCTTCCTCCCTATGCGAGTCCGGTGCCGTGAGCAACTGCCCCTATTACGACATCATCCATACCGGCGTCTGCGCCCGCGTGAAAAGTATCGATTACCATGAGAACGGTACCGTGAAAAAAGTCGAATTTCATGAGCCCGTCGATCTGCCATCTTTACGACCATTCGATATCCAAACGACATGATTACCGAGACACAAGTTGCCGCAACCATTGACCGCATCCTCAAGCGCGAGGGCGGCAATGTCGATGATCCTGACGACTTGGGCGGCGAGACGCATTTCGGCATCACGATGCCGTTCGCGTCGCAATGGCGCATCCCGTGGCCGCCAACGCTGGACGATGCGCGCGCTGGATATCGGCGCATGCTTGCCGGCACGAAGATCGACCAGATACCGGACTACGCGACATTCGACCTCGTCGCCGACTGCGCGGTGAATCATGGCGACTCGCGCGCGGCGAAATGGTTTCAGATAGCGTTGGGCGTGGCGGCGGACGGGATTATTGGTCCGAATACACTCCTGGCCGCACAGAATAGAATCGCTGTGTGGCATAGAGTGTTCGCCACGGTGCTGACAGAGCGCCTTCACTTCTACGCCGCAATCTGCGTAAACGATCCGACGCAACTGAAGTTCCTCGTCGGCTGGATCAACCGAGCAACGGAGTTCCTCACATGAAGACCATCGCAATCCTCGCAATCCTCGCCATTCTCCCCGGCTGCGGACCAAAAGACCTCAAGCCAGTGCTGGACGACCTTAGCAAAGGCTGCACGCGCCACTACACGTTCAGCGCCGCCAGTGGCGTACCGGCTCAAATCACGATTGCCGGGACGATCGACTGCACGCCGATGCCGGGTGTTATTGGCGGTGCCACGACGGTACCAAGCCCGTGATCCGCCTACTGCTCCTGCTGGCAATGGCGCCTGTGGCATTCGCCGCGCCGGCCATTTACATGAACACCGGCACGCCCACAGCCTGTGTCCTGACCCCAAGCACGACAACCGTTCTGACAGTGGACACGACCGGCAACGTGATGGCCAACGGCGTCCTGTCTGGCGCTTGCGTAGGCACGACGCCACCGATCCCGCCGACCCCTCCCGATCCTGGCGTGTGCGTACCTGGCCCGAGTGGCGACCTCGGCAGCTACGGCTACTCGCGACAATGCGCCGGCGGCGTGCGCAGCTTCAACGTAGCGATGAAGCCGAAATGGGACAACACGTACGCCGGCATCATGTCGGGACCGTGGCCGGGGAACTCAGGGCAGTTCGGTTGGGGACTGGCGATCACCGTGAATGCGATGGGGTTCGGCTCATTCAAGTTCAACACCGGCAGCGTGGTGGCTGGCGTGAGCTTCGAGTCGAACAACAGCTACGGCATGTCTGGCACGATCAGCGTGAGCAAGATCGCTGGAGACGCGTTCAGCGGTACCAGCTTGTGCGCCGGGCAAGTCGCAAGGCTATCGACCAAGCCGGACACCAAAGGCAATTGCAAGCTCGCGCTGAACACGGACTATTACCTGAACGTCTCGATGGCAAACCCGTTCTCGCCGCATGGAACGATGTGCGAGGCGGCGAGTTGTACGACCGGCTGGACGGTTTACGGGTATAGCAACTGACGTGAGCGTGCACAAATTCCCCGATCCGCTGTCACATCGCCAGAACAAGGCTGGACCGGCAGGATTTTGCGCTAAAGACCTCAAAGGCCAAGTCCATCATCTGCGCTCGGAAGCTCATGCCTTCGCGGAAAACGGCAACGAAGCCGGACTGACTGAAACCCTGCTAGAGATCAACCGTGTTAGAGTTCTGGCAGAATGGCCAGCACGAGTCGCTATGCGGGACAGCGATCCTGCGAAGGCGCATTAGTTGTTGCGTGGAAACAACAGATTAGGTTAAGCAGCATGGCCGCACCGAAGGGTAACAAATTCGGCTCTCATCAGAAGCCTTGGACGCGGGCTTTGGAGAAGTTCGCCCATCGGAATCCTGATCGACTGTTGAAACTCGCGGAAAAGACGTTCGACCTTGCGGACAAAGGCGACATGGGCGCTGTTCGAGAGATCGGCGACAGGCTTGATGGGAAGCCATCCCAGGCTATTACGGGGGCTGACGGCAAGGACTTTTTCCCGTCAGAGATTGGCATGCGGCTGATTGACGGGAAATGAGCGCGCCGAAACTCTGCGACAAGTGCGGCCTTTGGCATCGCGGATCGATTTGCGCGCTCGGTGGCGAGACTGTCAGGATTCGAGCCGTAAACGCGCTGGGCGAAACGCTAGCTGAGTCACGCATAGTGCTAGACGGCAAGATACCGGACGCGCCAAAGCCTGTGTCACTCACGCTAACTTCCGTCACTCACGCTCAACGGCAAGCCAAGTGGCGCAAAGCCAATCCTGAGAAGCACGCCGAGCAACAACGAAAGCATCGTGGCCGGTCAGCTAATCGTTGACATCCCCCGGAAGATGGGGCCATTCGTTGCAGAAAAGCGACGGCACAAGATTGCGCGTGGTGGTCGAGGTTCGGCAAAATCCTGGTCTGTTGCTCGAATCCTGGTCGCTAGAGGAATTCGACAGCGAACGCGCTGGCTCTGCTGCCGGGAGGTTCAGAAGTCCATCCGCGAGTCGTCTCACCGACTGATCGCTGACCAGATCGAGTCGCTAGGGCTTGGCAGGCTCTATGACATCCAGCGCGACGTGATTAAAGGACCGCGCGGGACTGAATTTGTCTTTGCTGGCCTTCAAGATCACACGGCAGACTCGCTCAAGTCCTACGAAAACTTCGACGGGGCATGGATCGAGGAAGCGCACACGGTTTCTGCCGACTCGGCGAACATTCTAATTCCGACAATCCGCAATCCTGGCTCGGAGCTGTGGTGGACCTATAACCCGAACCTCGCCGACGACTACATTCATCAAGTCGCCGAGAATCCCGACGAGCACACGCTAGTCGTTGACATCAACTGGCGCGACAACCTCTGGTTCCCGGCTGAGCTGGAGCTTGAGCGCCTGAGAATGAAGGCGCTGAACGAGGATCTATACCAGCACATCTGGGAAGGGAAACTCCGGTCAATCGCTGGTCTGCTGTTCAAACGTAACTGGTTCAAATTCTACGACAGCCTTCCAGCGCGGCTCTCGCCTTACATGGCGAGCGATTACGCTGGCGCGCCTGACTTGAATTCCGACCGCGAGCCGGATTACACGGAGCACGGCATCGGCCAACTTGATCCGATCGGCGACCTGTATCTGACTGACTGGTATTCCGGCCAAGTTGATCCTGAAGTATGGATTGATGCGGCTGTGCAGTTGGTAGCCCGCAGGAAGCCGCGCAAGTGGTTCGAGGAAAAGGGCGTCATTCTCCGGTCGCTGGACGGCGCGATCACGAAGCGGCTACGGGAACGCAACGTCTGGGTCGTCAGAGAGGCTCTGGCGAGCGCCGGGAACAAGGCCGAACGTGCGCTAGGGTTCGCGGCTCGCTGCTCTGCTGGTGCTGTCTGGCTGCCTCAGAATCAGCCGTGGGCCGAACGGTTGGTCAACCAGTTGTGTTCCTTCACTGGCGAACAAGGGCGCGTAGACGATGGCGTTGATGTTTGCAGCCTGCTTGCGCGCGGGTTGGACCAGATGCACAATGCGCGCGAGGCTGTGCCAAAGACGAAAGACGATGTCGTTCCCTTCACGCGCCGCCACATCGAGGCGCAGACGATCGAGGACGCGGAAGAGGCAGCGAGGAAGGCGAGGTACTATTCGTGACTGTCCATTACACGTTACCGCCAGAAAATATCGCTGATTGGGCCACGCCTTTGCCTGACGCCGTCTGTGTATGCAAATTGCCGAACGAGTTAGGCCGCATTACGAAATTGTCGGTTAAAAACGGTAAGGTACTTGCAGAAACAGAATCAGGCATACCGTTTATCGTGCCGCATCTGTCAGGCGCATGAAACACACCGCACTCTACAATGCCATCATGGACGCGCTAATGTTCCGTCTGTTCCTGCGCGCGAAGGCTTACGAGGTGACACATGGCACAGCTAACCAGTAAATCACGCAGTGAGTTGGGCGATGCTATGTTCGGGCTACCGGGGCAGCGCAAATATCCGGTCCCCGATAAAAGTCATGCCGCCAATGCCAAGGCTCGCGCCTCTCAGCAGGTTGGCAAATCAATAACGCCAGCGCAGAAGGCGACCATAGACAGAAAGGCTGACAGAGTGCTCGGCAAGTGAAATTCCAACAAGCGAAGCCTCACTATCATTGGTGCCGTGGTCAGTGGCAGATGCGATACAAGTGGCTGTGGATTATGCGGTTCCACCATGAGTTCCCATTGGTGCTTCGATGAGCGTAACAGCCACTGACCCGACACTACCTTTCAAGCAAGGCGTAACCGACGCAGACGCGACTGATGGCGGCTTTACTCAGGAAGAGACGGCGGACTGTAAGCGCTGGCATGAGCGCATCAAGAACGGCCGCGACTTCGACAAGGAGGCACGGAAGCAATACGCGCGGGATCGCAAGTACGCTCGCGGAGATGATGGCAAGTTCGATGTCTCTGTCCCGATTGCCTCAAGCAACATCGAAGTTCTGCGCAGCCTTCTGTTCGCACGCGATCCAGAGGTTGCCTGTGAGCCATCGGCCAGCACCGAGCCGCCGCCGGAGAAGGAACTAGAGGCCAAGGCTCGGCAAGACGCCAAGACCCAGCAGGACCAGCAGACACAGCAGGCCGTTCAAGCCGCTGTTCCAGTGGTTCACCACATGGCAGCGACTGGCCAGCTTCAAGGCGCGCTACCGCAGTTGCTGCCACAGCTACAGCAGGCCACGCAGGGTAATCCGCAGGCTATCCAGCAGCAGGCAAAGGACATCGCAGCTCAACAGGCTGCGCCGTACCTGCAAAAACGCTCGGACGCCAAGCAGTTCGCGCAGACCACGGAACTGGTTATTCAGGCGCTCTGGAAACAGGCCAAGCTCAAGTCGCAAGGTTTGCTGACGGTCAACAGCGCGCTTACGGTCGGGCCTGGCTGGCTCAAAGGCTGCTGGCAGGAACGCACCGGCGACGATCCGGTGATGCGAAACGAGTTGAACGACCTTCAAGAACAGTTGGCGAGCCTCAACGAAGATCAGGATGAATTGGCCGAAGGCGAGAGCAATGATCCGGAGGCTTTGAAGGCAGAGATTCAGCAGAAGATCGCGGGCATTCAGTCCAAGATTGAGGTTGTCGTTGCCAGAGGGTTCGTGCTGGACTTCGTTGCTGCTGAGGATATTCAGTGTTCGACTGACTGTGGCCGGCTATCGGATTACCTCAACGGCTCCTATATCGCGCATCGCGTGTTCAAGCCGATGGACGACGCCAAGGCGATGTTTCCGCGTCTAGGCGACAAGATCGACAATGCCACGCTCTACCAGCCGCGCAAGCCGCGAGACGCTAACGAGCAAAGCACGACCGGAAACGATGTCGGCAGTCTAGCGAACATCGAAGCCAGCGACGCAGACTCCTACGTCAAAGGCGACTCTGCTCTAAGCTCAGCCGACAAGAAAGGAAACGTCGCGATATGGGAGGTGTGGGCGAAGGACAACGGCCAAGTCCTGACGCTGGTCGAAGGTGTCGATTACTACGCCAAAGACCCGTATTCGCCTGACCCAGGAACGACGCGGTTCTATCCGTTCTTCCTGTACGCGATTGGTAACACTGACGGCGAGCGCCACCCGGTTTCGCTCATCAAGCGCAGTGCGAAGCTGTTCGACGAATACAACCGTGCTCGCTCGAACTGGAAGACGGCAAGAGGTCGCGCGATTCCGAAGATGGGCTTTAATTCGGCAGTTCTTGAGCCTGCGGAAGCCCAGAAGATAGTCAATGCATCAATTCAGGAATTGGTCGGCATTGACCTGAAAAACCCGGATGCCTTGATCGGTAATATCCTGATGCCGATCGCTTACGCTCAGATCAACGAAGCCCTCTACGACACCGCGCCGATCATGCGCGAGCTAGAGAAGATTTGGGGGGTGCAGGAGGCGTTGACGCAAGGCGTTTCCGTGGCAAAGACTGCCACGGAAGCCGAGATTCAGCAGACCGGAACGCAGTCCCGTATAGGTTACATGCGCGATGGAGTTGATGAGGTTCTGACGGACCTCGCGAACTACACTGCGGAGATTGCTCTACAGAAGATGTCGCATGACGACGTGGTTCGTATCGCTGGACCTTGGGCGCTATGGCCGGAAGGCTTGAAGGTCGAAGACCTGTCAACGCTCATCAACGTGGACATCAAGGCCGGTTCCACCGGAAAGCCAAACAGTGCGGCAAGACAGCAAGCATGGGCAGCGATTTACCCGATGATGGATGCCGCGATCGACAAGATCGGCGCGCTTCGCGGTTCGTCGCCTTCGGACATCGCGGAGTGTCATGCTGAATTGATCGCCGAGACGCTGAGCCGTACTGGTGAGCGTGTTGATGCTGAGCGTTTCCTGCCTGACGCGCCGAGCGAGCAGAATCCGCCACCGCCATCAGGACCACCGCCAAAGCCAGCCGACCAGGCACTTATGGGACCGCAGATTATCGCGATGACGCAGGTCTGCGATCAGGTTCGGCAGGGCATCTTGTCCGGTCAGACCGCTGTTGCTGTGCTAACTGCCAGTTTCCCGACGATTTCAGTTACCACTATCGAGCAG